TGCCCTTTAACTAAATAATAAGCATACATCTGAAACTCTCCATTAACCCTTATTAGTTTTTTATTTCATCCTCTATTTTATCTATACCATAAAAGGAATTTATAATCTCTATAATCTCTTTTAATTCATTTAATTGATCCTCTAATACAGCTGAAGGTAAATCCGTAGGTGCTGATACATCATATATCTCCATAGCTTCTTTAGTATTCTCTTTAAACATTGGGCAACATTCATATATTAATTTATTCATACCTTCTAAACTATTGCCTTCTTCTAATTCTTCTATTAAGTTGAGATATTGTCGCAATGGTATTTTTCTAATTTCTATTTTCATGCCTAATGTTTCGCTTTCATAATATTTAATTTTTAATTTGTCCATTTCACCTTGTTTTCTTTTTTCTATTATATCTGCTAATGTAGCATTTTTATTCATAAATCCCTCATCCTTTCATTTTAAAAATAATCAACGCCCTAGATTGTATTCTAAGGCGTTTAATTTTTGCAAAGTGTTTATTATTGCAGTATTACTACATCACTTGCTTTAAATGGCATTTCTATTTCTCCAACAGCTCTTTCCTCCCAAGACTGTAAGGTGACTTCATCAAAGGTTAGCCCTGTAATCTTTATACGCTGTGTTTTTCCTGTTGCCCTATTATATGCTTTACTCACAATTGATACGTCTGGAACTCTTCCTGCTGCATATTCTTCAAATAATAAGTCTATTGCTTTATTATAGTTTTTATCTGATTTTCTATAGGTGAAGCTTCCTTCATAGCTATAACCCATTAAGACTCTATCCGTAGATAGTCCGTTAGGTACATCTTCCCATTCCATTAGCATTTTTAATTCAAATGATTTAACTTTGTCCCAATCGGTATCATTGACCCATAAATCCCCATTAGACCCATTCCAATATTGATTACTTCTATTGTTTGCGCTCATACTTTACCATCCTTTCTATATTTCTACATTTCTATTTCAAATTTAAAATCTTCCATAGCATTTAATATTTTTATGTTTCCTGTTAGATAAACATTTGTGCCAACTGTCATTTCCATAACTTTATTATCATCCCAAGCCTTTACTTCTTCGCCGTATTTAGGTATATTATTTAACCTTTGCTGTTCTATATCAACCATAGCCTTATTATTAAAATTAGGATCTAATAACAAATCATTGGCTAATGCTTTAAAATATGAATTAATAGCTCCAATTAAAAGCATTTGATTATCTATTAAATCCATAACCTCTATAATTAGGATGAATTTCATATCATCAGTAATACCTTGTCCAGTTGTAACTAATGAGTTAATCCCTCTAGCAACTCTAACCTCTCCCTCATCATTATAAAGAACAAATTCACCTTTATTTATTGCTTCTTCTAGATCATCATGTTCTTTTATCATATCTAACTTTTGTAAAGGTTTTGCAATAGTAGACATATCTAAGCTTAAGCCTGCAAGATAACCTAATAAATATGGTACATATTTGCTTGCATCCTCATTAGTTAGATTGATAACATGCATGTCGTCACTAGCATTAGCCTTATAAACTAAAGCTTTGTACCTTTTTTTGTCATTCTTTACACTATCTTTTACAAAACTAATTAAATCATCTGTTTCCTGTTGAGTTGCATCTGCTATACCTACCCAACAATTCATTTCAATTTTGCCTTTAATTACTTTTAATAAGTCTGCTAGTCCACTTTCACCTTCTGTTGTAGGTATATCCATTCTCGCAACTAAGACTTTTTTAGGTGTTCCTTCTAGTACATCTTTAATATACTGTATATTTTCTACTGTATATTTTTTTTGTTCTTTTGAGTCCAAATCTGCAGTGCTCTTATATTCTGCAAATGTAAATGTTTTATCTGTGCTATCTTTGATTATTAGTACTGCTGTCCTTCCCCCTTCTAAGCGTCGTATCGCGCTAGCACCAAGTGATTTAAAAATAATATCAATTTTAGGCATACCAATATCTGCCATAACTCATCATCCTTTCTAATTTAATTTATTATTAATTTCTAATTCTTTCATATATGGTCTATCATCAATTCTATTGTAGGCTTCACTTATTCTTATATCAAAATAACACTGTAGTACCTTATCAGTTATACTAAAATTTAATTCATCTACTTCTATCTCCATGTATTCATTTACTTTAATTAAATTATCTTCTAAAAATATTTTGTTCAATTTATCCTGCATATCAAATAATTCAATTTCATTGTTATCTATTGTAGATGAGAAGTAATGTATTTTTACAGTAATTGTTCTATCTAAAGTTTCTCTCATAAAATCAGTGGATTTCATCTTATCAAATGACATGAAAAATGAAGGTCTATTTACACCTTCATTATTACTTAACACCTTTATACTTGTATGTTTCTCCAATTTTTCTACTATAGCTTTAGCTATTTCTCTATATTTGATCATCCTATCACCTCCTATCTTCATATAACAATTCATCTACAAAACACTGTATATCCTTATAGTCTTTCTCTTCTCATATTTAATCACCCCTTTCAAAACAATATTCTTTAATAGAATCATATTTTTATAATTTTTATTTATAATTCTATAACTATTATTTAATAGATAGACATGGTTAACTAATTTTTTTACATAAACGTTAACTGCTCAAGACATAAATTTCTATAATTTTAGGCAATAAAAAAGCAGCTATAACTATTAAATCTAAGCCACTAATAATCAAAATACCTATTTATAAAACTATAAGTTCTTTCTTATATCTCTATTTTCTTGAATTATAAATAATAAAGGCTACTTTGAACAGCAGCCTTTTGTAAGTAATTTATCTTACCAATTAAGTAAGTTCCTATTTGATACTTTTCTTACACTATCATTATACTATACTTTTACTTGATGTTTTGCCTGTTTTCTGCTCATTATTTGCTCATTATTTCACTTAAATTATTTATTAACTCTATCCGCTTTCTCTGTACTGTAGATCTACTCATATTAATTATATATGATATTCTATTGTCACTTAGCTTTTCCGAATATCTTAGCTTTAGTATTTGTGCCTCTTCTTCTGTTAGTTCTTCTAGCATTGTATCTATATTATCTATCTTTTTCTGTAAATTAGTAATTTTACTTTTTGTCTTATATTTATCTCTTATGTTATCTTCTATTTCTTTAAGTATATTATCTACAGCTCTTTCTAGTTCTATTTCTATATTAGAAACTATATTTCCTTGTACTATATCTCTTGAATAGTCTATAGCCTTTATAGTATCTTCTAAATCTATGTTACATTCTTTTATGTCCTTTGTTAATCTCTCTATTCTATTTTCTATTCTAATAAGTCTGCTTTTCAAACCATCTATTCTTTTTTTTGTTTTATAATAACTATATAGCATTTTTTCTACTCCGTTATACATATTACTCATTATCTTTTCCCCCTCTGCTTATTATTTCATCTCCTTTTTTATATCTGCTACTAACAACATGCCTTTTAAAGAAGCCAGTATTATATCTTTATCTTTTTCGTTTATAGATTCAAGCTTTTTCATAAAATCCTTGACCTGACTATTTAAGTCATTCTTTTCTTTTACTGTCATATTTACAACCTCCTCAGTTCCTTTTGATTACATTATAAGTTGCTTTGATGACATCGTCAAGTATTTTTTGTAACTTTATAAAAATAATTTGTTTGCAATGCAAACAAACATATGATATATTATCATATATAAGGTAATAGGAGGAATAAAAATAATGAAATCAGAAATTAATAATAGGTTAAAAAAACTAAGGGAATTTTTAGAATTAACACAAGAAGAGTTTGGAGAAAGAATAAATATTAAATCTAGGGCTCATATCTCCGCTTTAGAAAAAGGGACTAGAAATATAACTGATAGAATAGTAAATGATATCTGTAGAGAGTTTGGGGTCAATGAAGAATGGTTACGATTTGGAATAGGTGAAATGAGAAGCAACGAAACTTCTTTTATCGAAGCTATCGTTGAAAGTCTAGGAAACATTAACCCTAAAGATAAAGCAATAATACTATCATACTTGAAGCTTGATGAAAAATATAAAGAAGCATTTAGAATTTTATTTGATGAACTTATTAAAAAACAATAAAAATTGATAAAATAAAATGACCTTAATGGTCATTTATCTTTATTATATTTTTCTTTTTAAAGCTCTAGCAAAATCCAGTAGCCGTAATAAATTGAGAACATCTAGTTGTTCAATTATTATTGTCAATTCTATTATAATTCCATCTTTCTTTTTCATATGTATCCCCCTTTTTTTCGCACAAACTAACGTCTCGAACTGGCGTTCTACAAACATTATACAAAAATTTACATAAAAAAGCAATTAAGAAAATATTTTCTTTAATATAATTGTATCAGAAAAAATATAACTAGTAGTTATACTATCGACAAACCATGTATTTCTAGTAGAAATTTTCGCCAATGTTCGACATAATAAAGTCGGAAGTGATACGAAAGTGAAAACGTTAAGAATTAATAGGAGATTAACTCAAAAACAGTTAGGAGATAGAATAGGGGTTACCCAAGTTTATATAAGTAAAATAGAAAGAGGTGATATAGGAGGTTTGACGATAACTAAACTAATTAAACTTGCCGATGCTTTACAAATAACCCCTAATGAATTATTAGATAAGTTATTGAATAACGAAGGAGGATGAGCAAGGATTATAATATCACCTATAGATAAAAGAATAAAGGTATACAATTTATCATTTCTTATAAAGATAATACGGGAAAATGGAAACAAAAATCTAAACAAGATTTTAAAAAGAAATCTAATATTAAAAAAGTTGTATATATGTTCCTAAACATAGATCAAAAAAGTATATAAAATTCCAAACCCTATTGATACATATTGCTATACAATAATATACTTTTAAAATGTAGGATGTACCACTTTCACAAATCACTTACTTTCATATAAAATATTGTATTGGTAAGACGGTTGTATCTGAAGGATCAACTTCAACCATAAACACTCGTATCAAAAAATGTATATGAGAATTCTATACATGATACGAGGCATAATTATCCAGCTTTATTAATTGCTAATGGAGTAGATTTCAAAACC